GGTAATAGCGGCTGCAAAGCGTTTGCAGAGTCAGCAATTTCCAGACCTGATCTTTTTTGACAAAAGTGCCATAGCTTGCTTTATGCTTTTCGGGTGGTTATGACAGGCTTATGGAAAGTAAAAAATGCCCACAATGTAGCCAAATACAACCACTTTCTTGCTTTCGGTCTAGACCAAGTCGAGCAAAAAGTGGCGGTTCTGTTAAGGTTAGATCATGGTGCAATGAATGCGTAAAAATTAAATCCCGCGAATTTATGCAAAAAATACGATCTACGCCTGAAGGGCGCGAAAAGCACCGTTTAGCAGTCAAAAAACACAGAGAAAGTATTGGTGGTAGGGCGGAAGCTCGTGCCAGAGAAAAAGTTATTTTTGAAGGCGTGGAAATGACGCACAGGCAACGTGCAGAAATTAGAGCGCAACGCAAAAAAGATGCGGATCAAGAAAAACAAGAGTTAAAGCAGAAACGCAAGGCGGAGAGAGAAGCAATCAGGGCTGAGAGCCTAAAGGCTAAACCTTGGAATGCACCTGGATTGAGTGGCGCTGAGAAATTTAGGCTTCGCTATGTTTTAGATAGCGAGTTCAATATAAAACAAAGGCTCCGCGCCGCCATGAGGCGGAAGAGGCAAGGTTATAAAATGGGGGATTTAATAAGGGGCGCACTTAACAGGGGTGGTACATCTGCAAAGTTTGAAGATTTTGCAGGATATTCAACTGAACAACTAAAGGCACATCTTGAGGCGCAATTTACCAAGGGAATGGATTGGGAAAAGTTCCGCCTTGGTGAAATTCATATTGACCACATTGTACCTATTTCTTCTTTTGATCTATCTAATCCAGATGAATTGAAAAGTGCATGGGCAATTACTAACCTCAGACCGCTTTGGGCAAAGGATAATATGACTAAGTCCAGCAAGCGCATTTATTTGATTTAATTTGATTTTGTGTTTTTCGGCAATTTGCCAATATAATATTTTTGAGGTATTTACAGACCTGATGGAAAAAAAGAACTCAACTGGCGGTGTTATAATTGGCTCGTCTTATGATGAAGCCAGGACGCGCAAGGTAAACGCCGAAGCCGAAATCGCGGAACTGGAACTTGCCAAGATTCGCGGCACTTTGTGTATGACCAATGATGTTGTTGCGGCTTGGGAAAGTGTTCTTCACGCCTGTAAAGCCAAGTTCTTGGCCCTGCCTACTAAAGTCGCTCCGATTTTAGCCACGGAAACAGATGTTGTGGTAGCGAAGGATCATTTAGAGAATGCGATCCGCGAAGCACTGGCGGAACTGTCCAACTACCAGCCCAGCATTGATCCTGTCAGCACTGGATCGGTGTCAGAAGAGGCTCCAGCCGAAACTGCGGTGGTCGAACAGCCTAAGCGCAAGGTTGGACGCCCTAAGAAGGGCCGGACGATAATCGTATGATCGAACAAGCCACCAGAGAATCCGCACTGGAGCAAATGGCCAAGGCCATGAAGCAGATGACACCGCCTCCGCGCATGAGTGTGGCGCAGTGGGCTGACCATGAACGGCGGCTGGATTCGCAGAGCAGTTCTGAGCCTGGTCGATGGGTGACATCAAGGGCTGAGTACCAGCGCGGTATCATGGATGCTTGCTCTGATCCTCTGGTCAAAGAGGTTGTGGTGATGTGCGGTGCGCAGCTTGGAAAGTCTGAGATGCTGCTGAACACCATTGGTTACCACATGGCCCATGATCCTGCACCGATTCTGATGATGCAGCCAACTGTGGATATGGCTCAGTCGTTCTCGAAGGACCGCGTAACTGCTGGTCTTCTCCGTTCAACTCCTTGCCTTCGTGACAAGGTCAAAGACAGTAAGGCTAAAGATGCAAACAATACGACTCTTCATAAGGTTTTTCCTGGCGGCGCTCTCTCTCTTGTTGGTGCTAACTCTCCTAGTTCCCTTGCTTCTCGCCCGATTCGTGTTGTTCTTTGCGATGAAGTTGATCGATACCCTCCTTCTGCTGGTGAAGAGGGCGATCCAATATCTCTTGCCAAACGAAGAGCCGCAACATTTTGGAACAGGAAGATCATTCTAGTATCCACGCCTACTAACAAGGGTGGAAGCCGGATTGAGTCCGCCTATAACGAAAGCGACCAACGCAAGTTTATGGTTCCATGCCATGAATGCGGCCACAAACAGGTCTTGGCGTGGTCGAATGTGACTTGGCGCGATGATAACCCCAGCACTGGTGAGTATAACTGCGATAAATGTGGCGTGACTTGGTCCGATACGGATCGGCACAGGGCTGTTCGCAATGGTGAATGGGTGGCAAATGCGCCGTTCAATGGTGTGGCTGGATTCCATTTGAACGCACTTTACTCGCCTTGGTCAGTGCTATCTGACGCCATCGAAGAGTTTTTGGCGGCGCGAAAGAACCCAATGCGGCTCAAAACCTTTGTAAACACCTTCCTTGGCGAGACATGGGAAGATGCTGGCGAGGGTGTCGATGATTATTCTGTTGCGCAGCGCAAGGAAGATTACGAAGGTATCCCTGATGAGGTGGTGCTGCTGACGGCTGGGGCCGACGTTCAGGATGACCGCGTTGAGGTCGAGATTGTGGGCTGGGGTGCTGGCGAAGAAAGCTGGCAGATCGATTACCATGTAATTTACGGCGACCCGTCCACCACACAGCTATGGCACAAGGTCGATGAGGTCTTGCTGGCGACCTATGAGCATCCATCTGGTGAGCCAATGCTTGTCCGTGCCACCTGTATCGATACTGGCGGACACCACACACGGGCTGTTTACAACTATGCTAAGACTAGGGCTGGACACAGGGTGTTTGCCATCAAGGGTGTTGGTGGTGAAGGTAAGCCAATTGTGGGGCGTCCGTCCAAGAACAACATCGGCAGGGTCCCGCTCTATCCCATTGGTGTTGATACGGCAAAAGAGGTGCATTACTCGCGCCTGAAGATGGATGAGGCTGGCCCAGGCTATTGTCACTTTCCTGCCAAGCGGGATGACGAATACTTTAAGCAGTTGACTGCTGAAAAGCAGATGATCCGCTATCACAAGGGTTTTCCGTCGCGTGTCTGGGTAAAAACAAGAACAAGAAACGAGGCTTTGGACGTTCGAGTGTACGCAATTGCGGCACTTACTATACTAAATGTAAATATGGATAGCGTGGCCCGTAAGTTTTATGCTAACATGGAAAAGCATAAATTGCCAAATGTCGAAGAAGCTGATAAACGCCATCCTTTAACGGCTGGCAAAAAGCCTGTTCGTAGAGGCGGTTTCGCTAACAACTGGCGCTGAGGGATGATGGCTAATCTTTTTGACGAAAACGAAGCACCAGAGGGCGAACCACTCAAAATCGTTGTTGGCGATTTCATTCAGTGGAAAAAGACTTCTCTTGCAGAGACATATCCTCCTGCACTTTACTCGGCCAACTATGTTGCGCGGATAGCTGCTGGGACTACTGCTGAAATACAGATATCAGCCGTAGAAAGAACTGATTATTATTTGTTTACAGCCAGTAGCGCAACATCTGCTGCGTTTACCGCAGGCTTTTATCACTGGCAGCTTGAAGTTGTCCAAACATCCAGCGGAAACCGCGTTGTCGTTGAGCGCGGTGAGTTCGAGGTTATTCAAGACCTTGACAGCAGCGGCGCTGATCCACGAACTCATGCTGAAATTATGCTCAATAAGATTGAGTCCTTGTTGCAGGGTCGTGCTGACAAGGATGTGTCTTCCTACTCTATTCAGGGTCGCTCTATTGCCAAAATGTCTATTGTGGACTTGTTGCAGTGGCGCGATTATTATCGCAAGGAAGTTTCAAAGGAGCGGCGCGATAACGCCATTGCTCTTGGAAAGCCGACTAAGACCACGATGAAGGTGCGTTTCCTATGAGTTTGTGGCGTGAAGCATTGGGCTTGCCCCCAAAGGTACAGAACAAAGTAGCGAAGCGTTCTTATCACGCTGCGAACACTGGTCGGCTCTTTGCCGACTTTATGGCATCTAGCCGCAGTCCTGATAGTGAATTAAAGCCTGACCTAGTTCTGATGCGTAACCGTTCGCGTGAATTGGCGCGTAATGACGTTTACGTTAAACGTTTTATGAACTTGCTGAAGACCAACGTGGTCGGTGACAAGGGCATGACCCTGCAAGTTAAAGCGCGAAACACGAACGGATCACTGGATTCCATTGGCAACCAAATTATTGAAGATTCCTTTGCTCAGTTTGCCCTTAAAGGCAACTGCACGGCAGATGGTCGCCTAAGCTGGATCGACCTTCAGAAATATGTGATAGAAGCGACTGCGCGTGATGGCGAGGCCATTATCCAGATCGTGCCTAACCGTGTGTTTATTCACGGCATTGCATTTCACCCGATCGAATCTGACCAGATCGATGAGCAGAAGAACGAGAAGCTGCGCAACGGACGCGAAATCCGCATGGGCGTTGAGGTCGATGAGTTCCAGCGTCCTGTTGCCTATTGGGTAAAGAAGCGTCACCCTGGTGATTCTGATTTTTCGTCCATTTCTATCAATTCGTCTAACCGCATTGATGCAAAGAATATCATTCACGTTTACGATCCGCTTCGCGCTGGTCAGACACGCGGTGAACCTTGGTTGGCCCCTGCTATGAGCCAGTTGAAGATGTTGAACGCTCACCGTGAGGCTGAGTTGGTCGCATCGCGTATGGCTGCATCAAAGATGGGCTTCTTTACGTCAGACAATGGCGAAGATGCCCCAGCCGACGATTACGACAACACTGTCCCGATCATTGATGCGGAACCAGGCACTTTCCATCAGTTGCCCAATGGCGTTGATTTCAAGCCTTTCGATCCATCGCATCCAGCGACTGCATTCAGTGATTTCCAGAAGGGCATCATTCGCGGTATCGCGTCTGGCCTTGGCGTATCCTATGCTGCGCTGTCGAACGATCTGGAAGGCACATCCTACAGTTCGATCCGTCAAGGTGCGCTGGAAGAGCGTGACTCTTACAAGATGATGCAGCAGTTCCTGATGGAGCATTTTGTCATCCCAGCATACAATGCTTGGCTCAGGCACGTTATGGAGTTTGGTTTTATTCCAATTCCAGTATCGCGCTTTGACAAGTTTTCATCCGCTTCAAGTTTCCGTCCCCGTGGTTGGCAGTGGGTCGATCCTCAGAAGGAAATTAACGCAGCCGTTACCGCTATGCACAATGGCGTTATGTCGATGCAGGACGTTGCTGGCCAGTATGGCCGCGATGTTGAAGAGACATTTAGCCAGTGGCAGCGCGACAAGGAAATGGCTGACGCTTTTGGTCTTGAATTAGCATTCTTCCCGTTTGGCGCGAATGAAGCAATCAAGGGTCAAGATGAACCAGAACCGATTGTTTGATTCTTTCTTAATTAGGTGTTATTGTTTCACTGAAACGCTTTTTGGAGCAATTTATGTCAGAAGTTGAAGAACGCGCCACAATTAAAGTCGAGATAGAAATCGACACTGAGGATCATCCTGAAGTGGAAATGGTCGAGGAAGTTGTTGACGAAGAGGAATTGCCTTCTGAGGAAGAGCGCAAAGCCCCTGTCGAACTTCTGCATCGCGCTATGGATATGTCAGCTAAGTCAGTTGATGAAAAAAAGCGCACTGTTGAGATTGCTGTGTCTTCTGAACTGGCGGTTGACCGCTCATTCGGTAAGGAAATACTGGTCCATGAAAGCGGAGCCATTGATATGGGCTTTGTCGCTTCGGGCCGTGCGCCACTGCTTCTGGACCATGATCCAGAGCGTCAGATTGGCGTTATTGAATCCGTGGAACTTTCTGGGGACCGTGTTCTTCGAGCCAAAGTCAGGTTCGGGCGCTCGGCACTTGCTCAGGAAGTTTTTCAGGACGTTGTCGATGGTATCCGGTCGAATGTCTCGGTTGGTTATCGCGTCAACAAAATGGAGCGATCCACGACGAATAAGGACGAATACCTTGTTCGCTCTTGGTCGCCCCTTGAGGTATCTGTCGTTTCTATCCCTGCTGACCCGTCAGTTGGCGTGGGTCGTAGCGCGGCTGCTCTCGAACCCAAACCTACCATTGAACCATCCATCAAAAAGGAGTCCAAAATGGACAACGAAGTAAACTTGGATGCGGTTCGGGCCGAAGCAAATGCTGCTGCCGCCCGTAACGCCTCCGAAATCGTCGAACTCGCCGCCCGTCACAACAAGCGTGACCTTGGCGATGCCGCCCTCCGTTCGGGCAAGAGCATTGAGCAATTCCGTGGTGAACTGCTTGACGTAATCGGTTCGGACAAGCCACTTGCAAACGAAAACATCGGCCTGACGAAAAAAGAAATCCGTCAGTTCTCGGTTGTTCGTGCAATTGCTGCTCTCGCAAACCCAACTGACCGTCGCCTTCGCGAAGCCGCTGCATTCGAGTTTGAAGTCTCGGAAGCTGCTGCACAGCGTTATGGCCGCGCTGCACAGGGCGTTATGCTCCCAACCGACGTTCTCGGCGTCTGGAAGCGCGACCTGAACACCAGCGATGACAACGAAATCGTAGCAACTAACTTGCTTGCTAACGAGTTCATCGACGTTCTGCGTAACTCATCGTCCGTTATGCAAGCTGGTGCGCGTATGCTCCCAGGTCTTGTTGGCAACGTAGCTATCCCTAAGAAGACTGCTGCTTCTTCGGGCGGCTGGATCAGTTCTGAAGGCGGCGCTGCCTCTGAATCTGAACCAACCTTCGGCACGGTGTCGATGGCTCCAAAGAACGTTGGTGCATTCACCGACATGACCCGCCAGTTGATCCTGCAATCAACTCCTGCCATCGAAGCACTGGTTCGTGACGATTTGACACAGGCTCTGGCCTTGGCAATCGACAAGGGCGCATTGGAAGGTTCGGGATCGTCCGGTCAGCCAACAGGTATCTTGAACACCTCCGGTGTCAACAAGCCAACCTCGTTTGCTGCTGCTGTTCCAACCTTTGCTGAAATGGTCGCGATGGAAACTGCTGTTGCAGAAGACAACGCTCTGTTCGGCAACTTGGCATACATCACGGACGCAGCCACTTACGGCGGTCTGAAGACGAAAGCCAAGGACGCTGGTTCGGGTATGTTCGTCCTCGAAGGCGGCGAAGCAAACGGTTACAACGTAATTCGTACTCAACAGGCAACTGCTGGTAACGTATACTTCGGTAACTTTGCTGACTGCCTCATCGGTATGTGGGGTGGACTCGATCTTTTGGTTGATCCATACACTGCTTCGAGCAGCGGTACTGTTCGCGTTCGTGCGCTTCAGACTATTGACGTTGCACTTCGCAACGCAGTCTCGTTCGCATACAACAACGACGGCGCATAAGAAATGTTGAGGGCTGATATTTGGAAGTCATATCAGCCCTCGACTTCTTTGGAGAATGATATGCAATACAAGTGCATTCGTGGCGTAATAACATCGCAAGGACCACTGTCTGTTGGTGATGTTGCTACCCTCCCACACAGCGAGGCTTTGGTGCTTATCGCTCATAAGAAAATTGAAATCTTTGAAGAAGCAGTCCGTGTGGCTGAAGCGCCAAAGGTTGAGCATCGTGATCCTGTAGCTACAGAAATAGAAAATCGCGATCCTGTCATGAAGCGCAGTCCCAAGAATGGGAATTGAGAGCGCAGATGATATTCTCGACTTTTTTGAAGTCGATGATTTTGCAGACACTGCCACTTACACAAGAGTAGGTGGCAGTGCCGCTTCTGTTAATGGTATCTTTGATGCCCCTCAAGCAAGCCGTGGCGCAACAGACCTGATGGAAATCACAATCCCATCACCGCAGTTTGTTTGCCGCACTGCTGACGTACCTTTGGCCGCTGACGGCGATGAAATCATCATCCGCTCTGTCGCGTATAACGTGCGTGTTGTTTTAACTGATGGAACTGGCGTAAGTACCCTTATTCTCGAAAAGGTGTAACATGAGCCACGTTCGGCAACAGATCAGAGATTATGCCGCCACCCTGCTGGTAAACTTTATTTACGACAGGTTCGGAATTGTAATTCTGGACCGATTCAATGTTGAACTTGCGGCTAGGCAAACTGGTGGTTTGCTTGCCACAGGTACATTGTACAAGTTTCGTAAATATGCGCTTGATGATGCACAGCTTCCGGCCCTGATTGTTTACACGACAAACGATGTAACGAGCCTTGCCACTATGGGCAGCCGCACTTTGTCACACAACCTTGAACTAAGGGTTGATGTCATTAACAAAGGATCAAGCTTAGACATCTTTGAAAACATAGAAGCTTTCTGCGCTGAGTTGAACGGCGCAATTGAAGCCGACCACAGTTTTAATGGACTTGTAAAAAGCTGTGTGCTGACGCAATCAGATTTTAGCGTCAATACTACTGGCGAAAAGGCAATTGGCACTGGAAAAATGATTTTTGACGTTAAGTACATGACTGCCATCGATAACTGCCAGGTGTCTATCTAATGTCGCACATTAATAACCAGATACGCGACAGAATCGCTACAATCATTGGTGCTTTGCCATTCTTTTCTGGGCGCGTGTATAAGATGCGATCTTACGCATTGGATGATGAGAAACTTCCAGCGGCTGTGATATACACAAACAGCCAGACTAGTTCTCTGGCGACCATAGGAACAAAAACATCTATGGGGTCACTGCAAGTTTTTGTGGAGATTTTTATTAAGGGCCAAAGTTCAACAATCATAAACCAAGTAGATGATGCCTGTGTTTTGATTGAGGATGCGATTGGTTCTGATTTCCAGTTGTCAGGATTAGTGAAAAGCTGTATTCTATCTGAGTCTGACGTTGACATTAATGTTGAAGGCGAGAAGCCAGTTGCTAATGCGCGGTTGTCTTACGCAGTCCAATATGTTACGCTGCTTGCTGATCTGGAGACACCGCGATGAAAATGGTTAAAGTTTATAACAAAGCTGGCGATGAGATACTCGCCTGTGAGGTTGATCTTGGCCGTTATGCGCGGATTGGTTGGACACCCATTAAAGAAAAGCCAAAGGCAAAGCCAGAGGCTAAAGAGGAGACTGAGTAATGGCTACGCACACTGGTTCAGAGGGAACTGTTAAGGTTGGCGCAAACGCCATTGCTGAAATCCGTTCCTATTCGCTTGAGGAAACAGCGGACACTGCTGAAGATACCTCAATGGGCGATGCCTATCGCACTTTCAAAACGACGCTTAAGGCATGGACCGGATCGGTTGATGTATTCTGGGATGAGACTGACACGAACGGTCAGGTTGCCCTTGTTGTTGGCGCTACAGTAACTGCAAACTTCTTCCCAGAGGGTGCTTCATCTGGCGTATCTGAAAAGTATTATTCCGGCGATGCAATCGTTACTGGTAAGACTGTTACGGGCAGCTTCGATGGCATGGTCGAATCCACAATCACGCTTCAAGGCACTGGTGCTTTGACGCTCTCCACCTTGGCGTAAGGACTAACTAGATGGCAACGCATACTGGCTCTGAAGGCACTGTTAAAGTTGGCTCGACCAACAGCATTGTTGAAATCCGCTCTTATTCAGTTGAAGAAACCGCTGACACTGCGGAAGACACTTCGATGGGTGATAGCTACCGCACCTTTAAGACCACTTTGAAAGCGTGGACAGGTTCGGTTGACGTATTTTGGGATGAAACGGACACCACTGGCCAAGGCGCTCTGCTCGTTGGCTCAGAAGTGACTGTTCGCTTTATGCCAGAAGGTGCAGCATCTGGTGATGCGTATCTGACGGGCAGCGCAATCGTCACTGGTAAAACTATCACAGGCAGCTTTGACGGCATGGTAGAATCCACAATCACACTTCAGGGTACTGGTTCATTGAGTGCTGCTACGGTTTAATTTAAAAGGATATAATTATGAGTATTTCGAAGCGCATTGCAGAACGAACATCGAATAAGCGTCACATCGACGTTCCAGAATGGGGTGATGAGGGCAAGCCGGAAACGGTCTATTATGGACCTTTGCTTGCTGGTGAATTAAACCGCATCCAGCGCAAGCATCCCAAATTTTTAAGCGACACATCATTTGATGCAATGGTTGATCTAATCATTCTTAAAGCTGAGAATGGTCAAGGTGAAAAGCTGTTTACGCTTGAGGATAAAGCTATTTTGATGCGTGAAGAAGTGTCAGTAATCTCCACTGTTGCTGCTGCATTTATGAGCGGTGACAGTGTAGAGGAGCAGGAAAAAAACTAAGAAACGATCCGCTTAGGTATAACCTTCTTACCTTGGCGGATCGGCTTGGCAAAACCATTGCAGAGATTGAACTTATTTCAATTGAAGAGTATAATGAATGGGTCGCTTATTTTAACCTGAGCGAAGAAAGGCAAAAGCGTGGCGGCCCAAAACCAAAAAATTGAGTATTTATTTGCTGCTCAGGTTACTGGGCAGAATGAACTTAAAAAGCTGACTTCTGCTGTTGATGCTCTTCGCAAAGAAATGGACGCGCTGAAAAATGCCAATGGCCCCCTTGCTGACGGCATGGGAAAAGTTGAAGGCGCGGCCAGAAAATCTGCAAAAGGTCTTGATGAAGCCTCTAAGGCGATTCGTAATCACCGCCAAGGTGTCCAGCAAGCTGGTATGCAGATCAATGACTTCGTAACCAGTGTATCAACTGGTGCGAGTCCTTTACAGGCATTCAACCAACAAATTGGCCAGGTTGGCTATGCTATGTCCATGATGGGCGGCGTGGCTGGGAGGATTGGTGCGTTCCTTGCTGGGCCTTGGGGCGCTCTTGTCATTGGTGCTGCGATGGCTATTAGCTTTTTTATAGAAAAGTTAATGGCTGGTGAAAAAGCTGCCGCGCAATTGGAAATTGCATCATCTGCCTTGAGTTCAGGGCAGTCTGCTCTTGGCGATATGTTCGACATGACTAGCGGCAAGATAAAAAGTAACACACTTGAAACGCGCCTTAACACGCTTGCTAAGATTGAAAATCTTAAAGCAACGGCAGCAGAGCAAAAGGCATCCTTAACTTCGCTGAACAAACAAATCCAAAGGACTGGTGTTTTAAACACCGTAACAGACAAACTTGGATTAATTGCGACTGGTTTTTACTCAGAAGGTTTGGGTTCGGCTGGCGGTTTCTTTCCTGGCCTTACCGGCGGTATGAGCCAGATTGATAAAAACAGGTCTGATCTTGTTAAGTTTTCAAATGACGTTGAAACGGCAATGGCAAACGCTCAAAAAGGAGTGGCTGGGGCTGATAAGGAAATTGAGAAACTTTTCCGAAGAATTGATAAATTAGACCTTAGAGGGACTAGGTTTAAAAAGACAGAATTGCAGCAAGCCCTACTTAGTGGAACGTCTGGAGCAGCGTTGGAAGCCTTAATTCCAAAGCTGGAGCAATCAGTTAATCAAGGTTCTGTCGCGGCAGGGCTTTTGAAGCCAGACAACAAAAGGGAGCGAAAGCCAAAGGTTGTTTCTGAGACTGATAAACTGCGCGCTGCTCAAAAAGCTATTATCGCAGAGTTTAAACTTGGCAATTTAACTTTAGCCGAATTTGAAACCAAACTTGTCGCTGTTACAGATGCATTTGGTGACGCAAAGAATCCGGCAGAAGATTATTTGAAGCAGTTCAAAGAAGCCAATGACAATGTTGAGAAGTTTAAAAAGTCAACAAACGACCTAACGACAAAGGCGCTGCCAGATTACATAAGCAAACTGCGTGACCTAGAAGCGCAGTATGAAAGCATTCAAAAAAGTGAAAAAATGACTGGCGATCTTCAGATCGGCTTCATGAACGCAATCAAGGCTACCGCTACTGGCCCGATAGATATGCTTATTAAAAAGTATGAATCTCTTAATACTGGTATGACGCAGTTTGAGCAGGATCAGGCTGCGGCGAAAGCTGTGCTTGATGCGCTGAGTGCGGAAACTGGCGAAGCCGCTGGCGTTGGCGCTGATGCCGCTAGGGAGGCCATCGGCAGATTAACAAAAGCAATGGATGATGCCAGAATCAGGGAAAAAAATGAGGAAATAAAGAACTCATTTGAAGCAATTGGCAACTCTGTCAGCGAGGCCTTTAAGGGTATGCTTACTGGCGCAATGTCTTGGAAAGATGGTATGCGGAGCATTATTGGTTCCGTGATTGACCAGTTGTGGAAACTGTTTGTTGTGCAGCAAATTGTTGGGCTTATTACTGGCGCATTTGGTGGCGCAAGAGCGGCCCCTAACGCTGCCAGCGCCAGTGGAAACATCGGTATGAGTAGCCCAGGCAATTTTATGCCACTTACATTAAGGGCGCGAGGCGGCTCTGTCGCAAAGAACAGCCCATACATGGTCGGTGAGCAAGGCCCAGAATTGTTTATTCCAGGTGGCAGCGGTACAATTATTCCTAACCGGAACCTGTCAAGCAATGGCGGCGGCAGCAACTTCAATATCAGCGTAGATGCGCGTGGCGCTTCCGATCCTGCGGCTGTTCGCGCTCAGGTGCAACAGGGCATTCTTGAGGCTGCTCCGGCTATTATAGCGGCGGCAGAATCACGGACAATATCAAGCCTTCGTAGGCCGCGCCTAGGTGGAGCAATGCAGTAATGGCGACAATCACATATCCCTCAACCCCAAAGCCAAGCGGAATGTCTTGGCGGTTGGTTATGCCAGCGCAGACCAACGTGTCTGATTGGACGGGGCGCAGACAGACTATCGCATCTGGTCGCGGATGGTGGGAGTGCCAGTTGTCACTGCCTCCAATCGTAGGGACCGCTAACGTCAACGCATGGCGCTCGTTCATAGCCAAGAGCCGTGGCCGTGCGAACGATTTTCAGATTCCTGTTGACGCAACTGCGCAGTCGGCAGCAACCGCCACTCCTTTAGTAAATGGTGGAGCGCAGACAGGCCGGACGCTAACAACTGACGGCTGGCCTTTATCATCAACCGTGCTTGTCGCTGGGCAGTTTGTAACCATCAACAATCAGCTTTTGCAGTTGACTGAAAATGTAACTTCAAACGGGTCTGGTGTCGCAACACTCACGTTCGAACCGCCGATCCGCACATCCCCAGCGGATAACGCAGCAATTGAATACAAGAACCCGTATTGCCTAATGTACTTCGTAGAGGAGCCAACGCTTTCAGTTGAGAATGGTTATGTGTATAGCCTCTCGCTGAATCTACGGGAGTCCTTCTAATGGTTGATGCAACCACTCAGGCTGCGCTTGAAGCTACAGTCGTTAATTGGCGTGTTTTGATTTATGCCGACTTTGTTGGAGATGTGCTGCGCGGAACAAGCGGCCTTTACGACAAGGTCATTTCAGGATCGGGCGATACAGAACTGGATGGCACTTACGACAGCTTCAACCACGATCTGATTAATGTTTCGACTGTGAAGCACAACGAATCTGGTTCAGATACTGTGTCCATTTCCATGAGCGGCCTTGTTGTGAACAATGCTGACTTTTTGGCTATTATTGGCGACAAATCAAAGTGGCAGGGTCGCATTGCGCGGCTTTGGTTTTATTGCGTCAACGAGAATGAGGGGCAAGTTGGCTCCATCATTCCATATTACACTGGCTACATGAATGAAGTGAGCATTTCTGGCAGCGCAGAAAGCCAGACAGTCACTCTTACCATTGAAAACTATTTAACAAGCATCGCTGGCGCACAGAACAAAACATACCTTATCCAAAATATCTATGATGCTGGCGATTTAAGTGGAGAGGCCGCTATTTCTGCTGCCAACGGCATGGCTGAAGCTGGTAACTACGGATACGGCGGCGGCGGCGCTGGTGAAAATGATAATGGAAGGGCGAACTTCCGATGAGAATATCGACTTGGGAAGAGGCCCTATCCGATTATATCGCCAACAAGCGGCATGAGCCATTTGAGTATGGCGTAAATGACTGCTGTCTGTTTGCCGCTGGTGCTGTTGAGGCCATAACTGGCGAAGACCCTATGCCCGAATTTCGGGGCCAGTATGACAGCCTTAAAACCAGCCTACAGGTTATCAAGGACATCGGCGCAGGAACCCTTGAAGCGACTATGGATGGCAAGTTCTCAGAGGTGGCAATAGGCCATGCGCAGCGTGGAGACTTGGCTTTCTTTGATAATAGTGTTGGTGTAGTAATGGGCGGCTTCGCTTATTTTGTTTCAGACGATGGGTTGGAGCGCATTAACCGATCCTTATGGGACAAGTGCTGGAGCGTAGGTCGTGGGTAAGACTTTAAGAACTGTTGCGATAATTGCGGCCTCTGTCGCGATGATCGTTTATGCACCACAACTTGCGCCTATTTTTTTAGGTTCCACGGCAACTGCGGCAGCTACAGCCGCAACGGTAGCCACTATTACGGCCATAGGCGCTTCATTGGCGCTATCTACTGCATCGATGGCATTGTTTGGCCCTAAAGTACCAAAGACTCAAATTTCGCGCCTAAACGTCAGCCTTGATCCATCCACGCCACGCAAGATTGTGTTTGGCACAACGGCGATGCCTCTAGACCTTCGGTATCACGAATCCAGCGGCACGGATCAAGAGTATGTTGATTACATTATTGCTGTAGCGGCTCATAAAATTGCTTCAATCACTGAGATATGGTTTGAAGAAAAGCAGGCATGGACACTAGCTGGCGGTGTTACAAGCACTTACTCCGGCTATTTGAATGTTGCTGTCCGCACTGAGGGAACGTCTGCTAACTATATTTCCATTAATGGTGGAACAAAGTGGGGATCATCTCGCCGCCTGACGGGATGCGCCTATATTCATCTTCGTGTTAAGCGCACTGGCAATGACAAAAAAGCAGAAAGCCCGTTGGTTAGTGGCTTGCCAAGCCGCGTCACAGTCATAGGCGATGGCGCTCTTCTTTACGATCCGCGCAAAGATAGCACTGTACCTGGCGGCTCTGGTACGCACCGCGCCACAGATCAAAGCACTTGGGGCGCATACACCAATGCTGATGATACCGATAACCCTGCCCTACAGTTGCTGTGGTGGCTGCTTGGTTGGGAAATCAACGGCAAGTTATCAGTCGGCTGCGGCGTTCCATATGGTCGAATTGATATGGAATCTTTCATCACAGCGGCGAACATCTGTGATGAGAATATAACTTTGGCAATTGGCGGAACTCAAAAGCGTTACCGCACAAGTGGCACAGCCTCAGATTCAGATGATCGTATGGAGATCATCAACAATTTCCTTGCGTCAATGAACGGCACACTTCGCGACAATGGTGGCAAGTTGACGGTAACGGCAATGAAGAATGATCTTGCCGATTATGTCCTTACTTTTAATGAAGGCGATATGATCGGTGGGTTTGATTGGCAACAAACTCGCGGTTTGACGGAAAATTATAACATTGCCCGTGGCCGTTATGTCGATCCTTCAGCCAATAGCCTTTATCAGATGGTAGACTACCCAGAAGTAGGCTTTTCGGCCCCTGACGGGATTGAGCGAGTCATGTCTCTTGATCTTCCATATGTCGAAGATGGTCGTCGCGCACAGCGCATTGCCAAGCAAGTTTTGCAGCGCAATCAGTATCGTGGGATGTTTTCTACAACTTTTAACACCAAAGCATTGGGCTGTCAGGTTGGTGATGTTGTTCGCGTTAGCCTTGAGGCATTAGGTTGGTCAAACAAACTATTTCGTGTTGTTAGCCAAGAGATTCGCTTCGACGGTCAAGTGCCTATGGCATTGATTGAAGAAAACGCCGCCATCTACGCATGGGATGCTGATGATTCTGCGCCTATAACGCCAACTGCGCCAACGATCTATAACCCGCTAAACAATCCGCTTATCCTAGCCATTAGCGATATTGAGGCTATTGCGGATGGCAGAATAACTACCTTCTTCCAAACGTCCACGCCAATGGCCAGTGAAATTGGCGACATATGGTTTGATACCGACGATGCCAACAAAATGTATCGCTGGAGCGGCACGGCGTGGGTATTAGCTAGAGACACTGGGATAACCACGGCTATCGCCACGGCGTCCGATGCGCTTGCAACTGCCGATGGAAAGGTGACAAGTTTTTTCCAGACTTCTACACCTACCGCCGAAGCCGTAGGTGATCTTTGGTTTGACACCGACGATAACAACAAACTTTATCGTTGGAATGGATCGTCGTGGGCATTATCTACCGACAGCCGCGTCACTAATGGCTTTGACGGCAGCGGAAACATCGCTGGCAACAAGGTTATTACAAACTCCATTATCAATGGTGCAGTTAATCGTATTTCCGTTGCCTCTGAAAGCGGAAATATTACTATGACATATAATACAGAAGTTAGCGTTAATAGCCTTTCTATTACAAAAGAATTTTCTAGTTCAATTGTTCAATTAGAATCAAATTTTGGATATTTCGTAGGTTATCTTGGGCTTCGTTCGTTTTACATTTATATTTATAGAAATGGGAGTTTGGTATATACTAGATATTACGTCTCTTCATATACGAACACAAGTAGCACTTTATTTGATTCAGATAACTTTACAATTCAATACGTTGATGGAACGGCGGGCGTTGGCTCTGTAAGTTATGATGTTAGAGTTAAAAATGTAGATTCGTCAGGGGCTTATACAATTGTAAACCAAGCATCATTATCCTTAGTGGAGGTCAAAAAGTGATCGACTACACCATATACGATTCGCAAACAGGCGCGATATTGAAGAATTTTAGCTTCCAAGAAGCTGATTTTATGGCGCAGCAGGACATTGGTAATGCTAGTGTGATTGATGGGCTGTTTTCGCCAAGCGACTTCTGGATTAATAATGGGGAGCCTGAGCAGCGCCAAGATGCTGATCTGACTGTTCCAGCGTCGGTTAATATTAACGATGATTTGTCCTTTACATTACCCGCAAACACTTTCTTTGATCTAAACGGTGTCCGTTATTCTGGGCAAGTGCAACTGCCGACTGATGGGGTTACCGTCTATTACATTAATCTTCAGGGCGCGTATCGCGGCAGCTATTCCGTATTTGTTAAATCATATGTTGAGAACCGTATTGCGGAATATCCAAGCTACGGAGAGCAATTCGACTACATATACCATAACGGATATGAAGCATGGCATCAGATGATAACTGAGATCAAAAATCATTATCCAAAGCCATCCTAATTTTAGGATGCGTAATTAACAATACTCAGTTGGCATCCAAGCCATAAAATGCTAATGATATGGCGCGAAGGGAATACCAATGGCATTTATCTACGATTTGACTGACACTTGGAACAATGCTGGTACTTCGTTCAACGGCATCAAGTTGAATGTCACTGATACTGCAAGTTCGGTTAGTTCAAAGCTGATTGATGTGCAGATCGGTGGTGTGTCGAAATTTACCGTTGGCAAAACCGGAACTATCACTGCGACTGGGATTGTTGAAAGCACATCTGGTGGCTTTAAGTTTCCAGATGGGACAACCCAAACTACTGCAAGTGTTGGCGCTGGAGGAACAGTTACATCTGTAACTGGCGCTGGAACAGTTAGCGGCCTGACACTAACGGGTAACATTACTACATCTGGGTCACTGACTCTCGGTGGAACCCTGTCGCTGACATCTGGGAACGTCACAACGGCTCTTGGGTTTACGCCATACAATGCAACAAACCCTGCTGGCTATATTACTTCATCGGCCTTGTCGCCATACCTAACAAGTGCGACAGCGGCTACAACGTATCAACCGCTTGACGGTGATCTAACAGCTATTGCTGCTTTGGCAGGAACGGTTGGCCTGATCCGCAAGACTGATGCCAACACATATTCTCTGGATACCAATACTTATCTTACAGGGATTACAAGCAGCCAGGTTACAACTGCGCTAGGCTATACGCCGTATAATGCTGCGAATCCTGCTGGTTACACCACCAATACTGGAACAGTCACAAGCGTTGGTCTAACTGCTGGCACAGGCATCAGTGTTTCTGGTAGCCCCATCACTTCAAGCGGATCGATCACGGTCACTAATACTGCCCCTGACCAAGTTGTAAGCATTACGGCTGGCACAAACGTCACGGTTACAGGGACGTATCCCAACTTCACTATCGCAGCAAGTGGTGGTGGTGAAACAGGCACAGTAACATCCGTAGCTGCATCCGGCGGCACAACTGGCCTTACGTTTACTGGTTCGCCAATAACCACATCTGGAACACTGACCCTTGGCGGCACACTTGCCATAGCTAATGGCGGAACTGGCGCGACTACTGCTTCTGGTGCGCGTACAGCCCTTGGTTTGGGTACTGCGGCTACCACAGATGCTTCTGCATATGCTACAGCGGCACAAGGGGCTAGGGCTGACACTGCTGTTCAAACCATTGCGTCCACTGATGGTTCTGTCACGATCACAGGCACGACAGCCATTGATCTGTCTGTTGCCATCGCTACATCAACATCCAATGTTGTTTTGCCTGTTCGCAACACCACTGGCGCAACTCTTACTAAGGGTACTGCTGTGTATATCAGCGGCGCTACTGGTCAGATTTCTACTGTCAGCAAGGCAATCGCAACGGGTGATGCAACGTCAGCACAAACACTTGGCTTGATTACTGCCAACCTTGCTAACAATGCCAATGGCAATGTGACGCTGATCGGCACAATCACTAACATTGACACCTCTGCATACACAGATGGTCAGCAGCTTTATCTAAGCCCGACAACGGCTGGAACGCTGACCGCCACCAAGCCACATGCACCTGACCACTTGGTTTATATGGCGGTTGTGGAACACGCTCACCCAACGCAGGGTAAGCTGTTTGTCAAAGTGCAAAACGGCTATGAGATGGATGAGTTGCACAATGTGTCGGCTCAGTCACCAGCGAACAACGACGGCCTGTTCTACAACACATCAACAAGCCTCTGGGAAAAAAAGTCGATTGTTACGGCGCTTGGCTACACGCCATACAATGCGACGAATCCAAGTAACTACCTTTCGACTGTTAGCCTGACATCAAACGTCACTGGTACTCTTCCTGTTGCCAACGGCGGTACAGGGGCGACTACGGCTGGTGCGGCGCGGACCAGTCTCAGTGCTGCGGCATTGGGCGCAAACACCGATATTACATCAATTGCGCTTACCAGCGGCACTATTACATCAGCGCCAACTAACGGCACTGACATTGTAAATAAACTTTATGCCGACAGCATCGCGTCTGGTATCAACTTCCACCAGTCCGTCCGCTTGGCTACAACTGCTGCTTTATCTACCAACACATATAACAACGGCTCAAGTGGTGTCGGTGCAACGCTTACGGCAAACGCCAACGGCGCACTGAGCATTGACGGCGTAACTGCTGTTGTGGGTAACCGCGTCTTAGTTAAGAACGAAGCCGCTTCAGCGAACAACGGTATTTACACTGTAACGCAAGTTGGTGATGGCTCAACGCCGTACATTCTAACTCGCGCCACCGACTTTGATAGTTCTGGCACAGGTGTAGATCAGATTGATGCTGGTGACTTCTTCATTGTCACGGCAGGGACAACGCAATCAAACACTTCATGGGTGCAGCAGACGCCATTGCCTATTACTGTTGGCACTACAGGCTTAGTGTTTACGCAATTTGCTGCGCCAGTTACATATTCGGCTGGCACTGGGCTATCGCTGGCTGGCACGGTCTTTAGTATTGCGAATACGGGGCTAACGGCAAGCACTTACGGCAGCGCGTCTTCAGTCCCTGTGATTGCGTTCAACGCTCAGGGGCAAGCCACAGGCGTAACCAACACATCTATCGCGATCTCAGGTTCCCAGATTACATCTGGCACTGTAGCGGTGGCAAATGGTGGCACGGGTGCTTCAGACGCAGCAACCGCTCTTACGAACCTCGGAGCGTACCCAGCAGCCAACCCAAGCGGATATACAACAAACGTCGGCACAGTAACGTCTGTCGGCGGCACAGGGACTGTAAATGGTCTTACGCTGACAGGAACGGTCACAACGAGCGGATCGTTGACCCTTGGTGGCACTCTTTCTGGCATTAGCCTTACATCACAGGTCACAGGAACACTGCCCATAGCAAACGGTGGTACAGGTGCTACTACTGCTGCTAATGCGTTAAATGCCCTTGGCGGTTATTCTGCAAGCAATCCTAGTGGCTATACCAACAACACTGGTACAGTCACATCTGTTGGCGGCACAGGCACAGTGTCTGGTATTACGCTTACAGGTAGTGTAACATCTTCTGGCTCACTCACGCTTGGTGGCGCACTTTCACTGATTTCCAGCGATGTAACTACGGCACTGGGGTATACGCCATTAGACGATTCAAACCAAGACTGGGGTTTAATTACCGGAAGTCTAGACAGCTATGACGATTTCGGAGGACTCTTTTAATGCCTAAGCAAGTTCAACTTCGTCGCGGTACAACTACCGAACACGCTACCTTTACAGGCGTTGTGGGTGAGGTCACCGTCGATACCACCAAGGATACCTTAGTTGTCCATGATGGTACTCAGGCTGGTGGATATCCACTGGCCCGTGAGTCGGCTCTTGCCAACTATCAGCCGCTTGATGGTGATCTTACGGCCATTGCTGCCCTGTCTGGAACCACGGGTATTGTTCGCAAGACTGCTGCTAACACTTATACGCTTGATACGGCTACATACCTTACCGAAATCACATCTACTCAAGTTACGACAGCCCTTGGCTTTACGCCTTATAACGCGACGAATCCAAGCGGATACCTTACCACTGTAAACCTGACATCCAATGTCACAGGCACACTACCTGTCGCTAACGGCGGTACGGGTGCAACTACTCTTACGGGATATATTAAGGGCAACGGCACAAGCGCCATGACGGCATCCGCTGCGATCCCTGTGGCTGATGTAACAGGTGCTGCGCCGCTTGCCGATCCTACTTTTACCGGCACAGTTGTTCTGCCATCAACAACAAGCATTGGGACAGTTTCATCAACGGAAATTGGTTATCTGGATAACGTCACAAGCGCAATTCAGACGCAGCTAAATGCTAAAGCGCCTCTTGCCGCGCCTACCTTTACTGGCACATCGACATTTGCGACAACAGATGCGCTTGGTCCAGTGCGTCAGAATATTGTTGCTGTTGCAGCACTCGACATTGATTGCTCTCTGGGTAACTTCTTTACCAAGACGATTGCTGGAAACAGCACTTTCACGTTTAGCAATGCGCCTTCAACACGGGCATTTGCCTTTACCCTTGAGGTGACGCATAATAGCGGCACAATTACATGGCCCACAACGGTGCGCTGGCCTGGTGGCACTGCTCCGACGCTGACAACCAGCCGCACACACTTATTCACTTTTGTAACTGACGATGCTGGCACAAATTGGCGTGCAGCATCTCAAGTTAACTACACGGCGTAATACGATGGATAGCATATCTCGCGCATTACTGATGACGGGTGGAATAACCGCAGACCTTGATCCGAACGCTTTCGGCTTCAACAATGTCAGCGGCGCGAACCTGTCCACGGTGACAACATCAAATACTATTACGCCAACTGGATACGACGCCCCAACAGCATGGTCGGTGTCGAACGGCGGTACGGCCTCTATAAATGGCGGATCATACGCATCGTCAGGGATGATCTCACCTGGACAAACCATAACTGTACGCGGTACATCTTCGTCAAGCTACAGCACTGGGGTTTCATTCCTTGTCAGCATTGGGGCCACCCAATCGACATGGAGCATCACCACTATGGCGATGCCGACTGAGGCAGCTTATACAACGCCTGGGACTTACACGTTCATTGTCCCAGCAGGTGTCACAAGCGTATCGGCTGTCGCTGTTGGAGGTGGCGCTGGAGGTTCAGATACCTATGGCGGAGGAGGCGGTGGCCTTGGTTATCGTAATAATTATTCTGTAACTCCAGGCGCGTCTATAACCATAGTTGTTGGCGCTGGTGGCAATGGCGTAGCTGATAACGCCCCAGGTAGCGGAGGCTCAAGCACAACTGGTGCGATTGGATTAACAGCTTCTGGCGGCGGTCAGAGTCCAGGGCCAACAGGTGGTGGCAGTTATTCAGGCGCTAGCGGCGGCGGTACTGGCGGGAACGGAATGTCTAGTTGGTACGGCGCTGGCGGCGGTGGAGCAGGAGGCTATTCTGGAGGCGGCGGAGCAGGGAATATTTACGCAAATGCCAGTGCTGGCAGTGGCGGCGCTGGCGGCGGCGGCACGGGCGGTAGGCAGTATGGTAACCAAGAAGCTGGCGGTTCTTATGATTGGCTAGCTGGCGGCGGCGGCGGTGGCGTTGGTATTTTGGGGCAAGGCTCAAACGGTGCTGGCGGCACTTTTGACAACAGCACCACTTCGGGGCAGCGCGGGCGTGGGGGCAGTGGTGGCGGCGACGGTGGCAATGGAGCCAGTTATGGCGGCAATGGAGGCGCTTACGGAGGCGGCGGTGGCGCTGGTAGTTACTATGAAGTCTACGACCAAATAGGTTATGTCCAATTTTTTGCAGAATATCCCGGAGGCAACGGCTCCGGCGGCGCAGTCCGCATAATCTGGCCTGGAAACACTCGCCTTTTCCCATCAACAAATACAGGAACAATATAATGACAATGTTTATTCAACTTGTTGACGGCCAGCCTGTAGGCCACGCCGTCATTATGCAAAATTTCCGTGCGTTGTTTCCGGATATAAGTTTTTCATGGCCGTTCGTGCCAGAGGACATCGAGCCTCTGGGCTTTGGCCTGTACGACTTCAGCAACCAACCCGATCTCGACACGTTTGAGAAGGCTGTAGAAGTCGCTCCGGTAAAGGATGAGTACGGTATCTGGCGGCAGACTTGGGCCGTTGAGCCTATGACGGAAGAAGAGGTTGCAGCGCGTACTGAGCAAGAGTGGAACGGGGTCCGTGGTAAACGCGGCTTTCTGCTACTTCGAAGCGATTGGACGCAGCTATCTGACGCGCCACTGACAAACACGGAAACTGCAAATTGGAGTTCGTATCGCCAAGCGTTGCGTGATATTACAACTCAAAGTGATCCATTCAACATTCTGTGGCCTGTACCACCAGTTGGCGAAAGCATCCCAGTGAGCGCCGCATGAGCGAACCCCGCAAATTGATCGGCGTATGCGCCAACATTCACACGCGGATGCTCCACTTCGCGAAGGCTGGCGACAAGATCGTCGGTCACAAGCACACGTTCGACCATTTGACGCTCCTAGCGTCAGGTTCGCTACGCGTAGTGGTAGACGGTAAAGAATCTGACTTCAAAGCGCCGCACCTTATTTGGATCGACAAAGACAAGGTGCATGAATTGACCGCACTGGAAGACGAAACTGTCGCAGCTTGCATTAACGGGATCAGGGATGGTGATGGTGTTGCTGATCTAATAGACCCGTCAATGATTCCGACTGGCGAAAAAGTGTTACCCGCCAACACGAAAACCATCGCGCTTCCTAAAGGCTGAGTAATGGACACCAATACTCTTTTCACCATCCTTGGCTTTGTCATCACCGCCCTGAGTTTTATCGGGGGGTTGATTACTGTTTGGGTCAACCTGACCAACAAGTTGACTCTGCTTGAAGCGCGGCTGGGCTTTGGTGATGAAAAGTTTCAGGGCATCGACAAGAAGTTCGACGAAGTAATGACGCACCTTCGCCGCATTGAAGACAAGCTGGATAACAAGGCTGATAGATCATGAAACAATTTGTGCTGGGTTTTATCGCGATAACTGCGTCATCGTCTATGGTTTTGGCACAGGCCACATCCACAGCGCCGACCTCATACGTCTATGACACGACTACCAACAGCACTAATACCAACACAAATACGTCCACCAGCACGAACACAAACAACAATAACAACACTTCGACCAGCACATCGACGAACACCAATAACAACGTCAATACCAGCACGAACACCAACACGAACGTGAACCAGAACATCAATTCTGGGACTATGACGAACATCAATCAGAATACGTCCACTAGCACGAACACCAATTATAATATCAATTCTGGGACGATGACCAACATCAACCAGAATACATCGACCAGCACATCCGATAACACGAACCGCAATTTCAATACGGATGTCAGCAGCAGCACAATCAATCAGACAGTCAGCAGCAACAACAACAGCACTGTCAACACGAACAGCACTAGCAACGACACCAGCACGATTAACCAAACGACGAACAGCAATAACAACAACAATAACGTCAACCAGAACAACAACGTCAACGTCAGCGATAGTAAAAGCTACAGCGAAAGCATTAATCGTCAGGTAATCGACCAGAACATCAAATCACCGCCGCCCAGCGCAATTGCGCCGTCGATGATGTCCTACAGCCAGGACCTTTGCACCACTGGGCAATCAGGCGCAGTGCAGACGCAGATCATTGGCCTGTCGGCTGGCCGCACTGTGCGTGACCAGAACTGCGAACGGATGAAGCTGTCCAAGACCCTTTACGACATGGGTATGCGTGTCGCCGCTGTTAGCCTTCTATGCCAAGACTTCCGCGTCTTTAGGGCAATGGAGATGGCCGGAACACCCTGCCCATTCTTGGGATTGATTGGCGACGAAGCCCGTGCCGCGTGGACAGAAAACGTCGAGCTTCGCCCTGTTGAGAAATAAGACATACGCTTTGCAGATTATTCTGCTGGCTTGCGCTACACCTGTTTTCGCGCAGACCTATGAGCCTGCGTTAATCCCACCGCAGATCAATGGCGCTCCAACGACAATGACGCCGCTCAATCTGGGTGACGATAACACGCGGAACGTGGCTCTTGGCTTTGAGTTTGAGTATTGGGGTCAGACCTTCACCGACGTTTGGGTGTCCAGCAATGGCTTTGTGTCGTTCCAGAGCGGAAATCATTTGTGCTGCAATGGTCAGCCAATTGAACAGGCGCAGCGCAACACGATTTACGCATACTGGTCAGACATTATCAGCTTCACTGGCAACCCTTACTATCGCGTCAGCGATGGGGCGGCATTGTTCGGTTGGTATAACGTGCAGGAATACGGCACAAACAATTCCAACACGTTTGAAATTGCCTTGTTCGACAACGGCAATATCCAATTCAACTACGGGTCTTTGTCTGCATCGGGTTGGCGCGACTTTACGGCTGGCATTACTGGGCCTGAAGCTGGCGACAATATTTCGCTTTTCTACGGGCGCAATCCGCAATTCCTGCAAAACCAATCTGGCCTTTTGACTTATGGTGCGTCGATCCCTGATGAAGTAGCAATAGACTGCAATGCAACGCCTATGCACCCATCCTGCCCACCAGTATCAATAGCTATTGATGTTGGCGCACCTGACCCGACTGAAACTGCGGCTGAAAGTGCGCTTGAAGCTGCTGTGGCTTCGGTCGAACAGGCGGCAATGGAAGAAACCCAAGAAGAAGTGCAGATTGAAGATGTTGCCGACATCGAACAGGTGCTGGAAACCGCGCAAGAGGCATTGGAAACAGCAGAAGAATTGCTTGAAGCTGACGCTGCGATTGAAACAGATGATATTGTCGAAGATGATGCCATCGAAGAATTGATTGCAGAACGTGATTTGGAAGACCTTGGTTCTGATGAAGAACGCTTGTCACCTGACGAAGTGGCTGCACTGGCCGCAGATGGCTCAGAAAGCGATTTAGAGGGCCAAGACGCATCTTCGGGTGAATTAGGGCAGGAAGCATCAAATCAGCTTGCTACGTCGCTTGAGGATGGCGCAGGGGGTATGCAAGACGCATCCTTTGGCGATGCTGCACAATCCAGCCAATCATCGGCGTTTGAAAACAACGCTCAATCGTCGCAAGGCTTCGGCAGCTTCCAAATGCGTGTTGATTTTGGTTCAGGCGGTGCTGGTGTTGGTGGCGGTGGCGGAAATAATGGTGGTGTTGGTTCCTCACCACTTGATGCTGCCATTTCCGCTGGTGGCCCTGTTTCAATGACCACCACGTTTGAAATCCTGAACAATGTTGGAGGCGGAAGCAATGCAGCGCCCGTGGCTGCAAGCGCATCATCTGAAAAATCAGAAAGCGAAATGGCGGAAGGACAATCGGAAACCATCGCTGAAATGGGTTCTGTTCCCGCCTTCAATGCTTACCGACAAGTAGCATTATCTGACAGGGCTGACTTTTACGCAATTCGTGATATATACCGCAACAGAAGGCTGCGTGACGCCAACTTTGAGATGTATCGGATGACCCAAACTAATGACGCCAAGTGGCGGGAGATTGTAGATGCCCAATACAAATGATGAAAAAGAAGAACCCAAGGTATCCTTTGATGAAAGCGGCTTCAGCTTTAACATTGGTGGCCTAAGCAGCGGCAAGATTGCCATCATCTTTGCTGCATTCTCAACGATCCTTGGTGGCCTGTGGGCTGGATTCCAGGTGTATCAGCAATTCCTGACTATGCAGGAAGTGACTGCCGCATATGTTCCGCCCGATCTGTCTGGTATTGAACAGCGGATTTCTGTGCTTGATGAGCGTGTCACAAGCGTTGAGCGGCTCACCAAGATCAACAGCGAAGCCCTGAATTACATGACGGGCAGTATCAGCAGTAGCGTGAGTGGAACGCGCCAGACGGTTGATGCTGTTTCCAGTAGCGTCAGGAGCAGCGATGCTCAAAACATGGCAATGCAACGTGCAGTTATCGATCAGTTGCGTCAGCAAGATCAGGAACAGCAACGTCGCATCAAAGAGTTGGAGGCGCAAACTAACGAGCGCATTCAAAAGACGCTGGCAAATCCGCTGGCAGGAAAGGACTAATATATGGATGATAAATTATTAGAGGCACGGATCAAAGCGTTGCTGCTGGCGGCAAAAACAATGGCATTTGTCATTATCGCCATCACTTGCGCAATGATTGTCGGCCTATTCGTATCGAATGAGATTATTGACAATAAAGATGTATTCGGATTGCTGTCATACGTCATGACTTCGGTTGTCGGTGCTGTAGCTGGCTCCTACGCCACTCTGATGGGCATGAAGGGCGAATTGGCCCCACCACCTCCAGAAGACCGTGATGATCCAGAACCAGAGCCTCTGGCCCCAGTAGCGCCACAACCAGACCCGTTGCCACTTACACCTGACATGGTCGCACCAGCGCCACGTTATGATGATCCAGCCGCAACTGTGTTCATTGATGAACCAGAAATCGATGATGACGATGACGATATGGAGCCTTGGGAGAAGTATCGCGGCGACCTGCGGTATGACATCAACGGAGACGGCGTGGTCGATGCGAACGATTTCCCTGATTGGAGGAGTGCTGGCAAATGAGCATGATTGAACTTCAGAAAAAGATAGGAGTAGCCGCAGATGGCGCGTTCGGCCCTGGTACACTTAAAGCGGCTGCGGCTTACTATAAACTATCACCTAATCGTGCTGCGCATTTCTTTGCTCAGACGGCGCATGAAAGTGGTAACTTCAAAGCGTTCAGCGAAAACCTGAACTACAGCGCGAAGGGGTTGCGTGGCATCTTTGGTAAATACTTTCCAACTGATGCAATGGCCCGTGCCTATGAGCGTCAGCCAGCTAAGATTGCCAACCGTGTCTATGCCAACCGCATGGGCAATGGTGACGAAGCGTCTGGCGAAGGTTTCGCATACAAGGGCCGGGGGGCGCTCCAATTGACGGGCAAGTCGAATTACAAGGCATTTGCTGATTATATTGGCCGTCCCGACATCATGACCAATCCAGACCTTGTGGCTGGTGAACTATGCTTTGAAAGCGCCCTATGGTTCTTCGATAAGAACAAGTTGTGGGGTATATGCGATCAGGGCATCAATGACGCTGCGATCCTTGCACTGACAAAACGGATCAATGGCGGAACACACGGCCTAGATGACCGTAAACTGAAGACCAAGAAGTACGCAACTTGGTTATAGGAGAATAAACATGGATATTAAAAGCACATTGAAAAAAGAGGCTACCAAGGCTTTGAAGAAAGAAGCCGAAAAAGCCATCATCAAGAAGGCCACTGGCAAGCTGTTGCCTATGGAAGATGTTTCTGAAGATAAATTTGGCTGGAAGGCCACGGTTGCTGCTGCGCTGGCGTTTGTCGCTGCCGCTGCTGTTGGCCTGTCGCAAATCATTAACGGCTAAATAAAAAACGGGCCGCTTGTTATGGAGCGGCCCGTTTCCTTAATGCTTAAAACCTGATCTCATCATCGGCCCAGTCGTAAATATCCCAGCCGAAATTATCGTGCAGGAATTGTCTCAGGGTCACGATACGTCCTTTTCGTAAGTGTCACCACACAAAGTGCAGCGATAAAGTACATGGCCCATGCCTATGCCACTGGTGTACGCATAGCTGTGGGCGCATGAGATGCGGCGCTGTGCAAACGTCTTGCCGTCCGCACCGCGCAAAGGCCAAACTGATGCGCTATCTGATGATATGCGATACTTTTTGCCCATAGGGGCTGCCTGTGCTGGTTTAATCATGGTCAGAATCCTTAAATGGTGGGGCGATTGCCCCTGCCATTCATATAAAGCTGCTTTTTATATATGTAAACACCTTTTTTCATTGAAGCAATAAACGATCTGGTATGTGCAATATCCAGCCATGATTAATAGCTGTCTGCACAAAGCGATCCTTGTCTAGTGCGTGTTGACCTGTTGTCAGTTGCGCCTTCAAAAGTGCCTTGCTGGATTCTGCTACCGCTTCCTGATATTCTCTTGCCAGCCATTCCTGGCGGCTACTCATGGGCGGTGCTTTGCGTCGGTGATCTAAGTTAAGTCTTGATCCTACTGCCATGTTATATCTCCAACCTAAAATGGACAATCATCGTCAAGATCGTTGTCCCAAGTGGTATGCGAACCGCCATTATCTTGGACTTGTGAATCATCATCAGATTGGCCTTGTGGGCGTGGGCCTGTATCGATGCTGCCAACGCGCACATTAAATTGCGCCTTGCCTTCATATTCGTCATGCGTCAGCTCACCAGAGATAAAGACCTTCGTGCCTTTCTTGATGCTGCCAGCGAACGCTTCCGCTGCCTTGCCCCACAAGCTGCAACGATACCAAACGCTGCCAGCATCTCTACCGAATCCGTTCTTGACGCCGACGTTGAAGCTTAGGACTTGGGTATCTCGCACTGTGCGCAATTCAGCATCCTTGCCGACGTTTCCTGATATTGTGATATTCTGCATTGCTGTATCCTTTTATAGACCAAGAGCGGTCATGTATGTGTCTAATACTGCCTGATATTCTGCGCGGTCATTTGCTTCCATTGCACGAAGGCGGATCACTGCGCGAACAATTTTGGTGTCGTAACCATGCGCCTTAGCTTCATTATAAACATCGCGGATGTCATCCTGAATGCCTTTTTTATCTTCGTTTAGCCGTTCGATCCGCTCAATCAAAAGACGTAGTTGTTCGCTGTGTGGTTCACTCATATTTTTCACTCCATTTTACATTATTTTGCGCCCCATACGCATAGATAAATTCAATCAGGTCCGACATCTGCGCCTTGTTTAGCTTCGATGTCTTAAAGCCTATGGGGAAGGGCTGATTGTTTAGGCCCATTGTAAACATAACTTCATGCCCCAATGCTGCCATAAATATGCACTTCCAAACCTCTGGTATGTGATGCCGATCCTCTGGTGCAGCCCGACTGATGTCTGACAGCATGGCCCACATTTTTGTATTCTGATCTTCACTGCGCTTGGGTGCGCTGATCTTAACAACTGCATCCTGTGGCGCTTTATCGATTAACTGGTGAGCCAATCGCCTTTGATGTTCACCGCGAAGCCAGACGGTCTGCGTCATAATCCCAATTCCCGTTTCTTTGCAGCGATCTCCGCTGCCTTCGGGCTGGCCTTTGCAAACGCTTCAGCCAAGGCAAATGGGTTGATGTTATAGTTGGCCCAGAACGTAAGTTCACCGACGCTATGCTGGTTTGTGTGGCATTGCTTGCACAGGCTAACAGTAAACCAATCGTGCGGCTTCTGACCCATGCCAGCCCCGCTTCCATAGCGAATGTGGGCAACTTCGATCCCTGCCATGCTGCCGCATACGGAACAGGCGTGGCCCCTGACAAAATTGCAATGCGCTGGCGACTTCCATCGGCTTTGACGCTTTGCCTCTTTTGGTATCTTGCGCGGTAACATCATGGCAGCAACATCGATTTCCAGACGATAATATGCCGTCCGTGCGTAGATGGGCTTTTTGACCGCATGGTTTCAAATTCCATCATAATACCATTGTTACTAGCCGTCTTTGCTATATGCCCCCAGGCGCTGTTGTTTGTGGCCGCAGGGACATTCTTTGCCGACCTTCGAACATCCTCAGTGGTAAAGAATCTATGCTGACGGGCGTGTTCCACATAGGCTCGATACGCCGCTGCCTGCCAATCCGTTCCTTGTTTATCGGATGACAGTTTCGCCAGTCTGTACCCTTCTTCTAATGCCGTTAATGGTTTCGAGATCGGCTTCGACTTCTGAAAGAAATTCGCAAACAGATTTTTCCAATTCCAAGATTTGTTCGTCATTTCGATAGTGCCTTTTGATGAAAAGTTTAAGTTCTTCAGGAAAGTCTGGGTTGTAACAAACGTAATCAACCCATTGGCGTTCTGGCATACAAGCAAGTTGCCAGTTAATTTGCGTAACATACTGCGATGGTATTTCGCCTGACGTTAGCGTTTCAAGATGACCCGCTGGTTGGCGGCACTTGATTTCTACAAGCCCATCATCGCCAACAAGACCATCAGGCGAACAGTGCGTCCACGGGATGCTTGAATGTCTGACCAGCCCTGTTTCGGTAACCGTTATGTTCTGTTCAAACGAATAGGCTATTTTGGCTTCAGCTTCGGTGTCGATGCCATGCTGCATTGCCGCACTGGTGAACCCAGCCGCTTGCTTGCCTGTGAGCCGTTCCAGAGCCAGCTTGACGCGCAAGTTTGTTCTGGTGGCGCTGTAACCGCTTTTGGTGCGGGATAGGGCGTCAGCAACTTGTGACGCCCCCAGCGAACCGCATCGTGCAGTATACCAATCTTCACTGCGCTGTTCGACATCAACCCGCATTTTTCACCTTCCGTTCCAGTGCCGCCTTTGCTGTTTCAAACGCAGTCGATGGAAGCATTGCGATTGCTGGCACTTTGTAATGTGCCGCCATGACAGCTACGTCAGTGCCTGTGCGGTCAATAAGGTCTTGCAGCACCGCGAACTGCTCCTGCGTGATAGGCTTTGCTGGCGCTGGCTGCTGCGATTTGACCGCCGCGTTGCCATCGTCATCTTCTGTTGGCAAACCAAAGCAAGTTTGGAGTGCATATCGACGCGCATAAGTTAAAGCCGATCCGTAACCATGTGCGTCCTGCCTATTGGCTGGCACAAACAATACGCCCATCGAAAGCTTGTCACCGCTGCTGTGTATCAGGATGGTTTCGATTGATATGCCGCCGTCGCTTGGCTTTGGCATCTGCATGAATGCAAGGCCATGCTTGGCAAGGTGCGGCTTGATAGCGTCAATCACTGCTGGAAGATCAGCGTATTTGGATTTAAAATGCGGATTGCTTGCCGTCTTGGTTGCCGCTTCCAGTTCCGCAAATGCTGCAACATACGCAGCGCAAATTTTATCGTCGCTCACTGATTGTCTCCTTATAATAAACGCAATAGTTCGATGTGTTGGTTTTTTTATGCAAGACCCATTTACATATGTAAAGCATTTTTTTATAGGTGCTGTGCATTAAGCAAAAAAGGACATAAAATGACGTTAAGCTACCAAGCCATAATGCGTATATATGGACGCGCT